GGGCTGCAAGCAGCATTTAACCCACCCGGAAATGGTCAACCTAACGGTCCATGATGCGGGTGAGGATTGGATTGAGTACGTGACGGGAGAAGGTGAGATCGTGCGGAATCAGGGGCGGGAGTGGACCACACTATGACCCGCGAACAATTCGCATTTGACGAATTGGACGCCCGCGCTGCTGAGGATGCGCGGTTCCCGGTGCCGCCTGATCCAGATTCGGAGGATTGGGCGGCCTACGCTTTGGCCCGCCGTGATCGGGCAGGGCGGCGCAAGGCGATGGGATACAGCCGGGCGTCGGCTGATGCGTTGGTGCGTTGGGCAAGGGCGAGGGAACATGCTTAACCTGCGCCCCTACCAGCAAGCCGCGATTGACGGGCTATATGCCTACTGGAGCGAGAAGCGCGGCAACCATCCGTTGATTGTGGCACCTACCGGCGCCGGCAAAAGCCTGATCATCGCGCACTTAATCAAGGACGCCTGCGAATACCCAGGCACGCGGATCATGGTGCTAAGCCATGTAAAGGAGCTATTGGAGCAGAACGCCGCCGAACTGCTGGGGCTATACCCGCAGGCCGAAGTCGGCTTTTTCTCAGCCAGCATCGGGCAAAAGCGGCTGGATAAGCAGATCACGTTCGCCGGGATTCAATCCGTCTGGGAGCGCGCGTTTGATTTCATCCCGGCCCCGGATCTGGTGCTGATCGACGAATGCCACATGCTGCCCAAAAACGTAAACACTCGCTATGGCAAGTTCATTGCCGATTTGATGGTCGCCAATCCGATGACGAAGATTGTCGGGCTGACTGCCACGCCCTACCGGCTGGACAGCGGTTTTTTGCATACCGGCGAGGGCGCGATCTTCGACGGGATCGCTTACGACATCAGCCTAACCGAGCTTATGCAGGCAGGCTATCTAGCGCCGGTTATCAGCAAGGCCGTTGCCCAATCGATCGACCTGACCAACGTCCACAAGCGCGGCGGTGAGTTCATTGAAAGCGAGTTGGCAACCGCCGCCAGCGATCCTGAACTGGTGCGCGCCACCATTGCCGAAATCGTGCGGTACGGCGCCGAGCGCAAGGCCTGGCTGATCTTTGCCAGCGGGATCAACCACGCCAACATGCTGGCCGACGAACTGGAACTCTATCATGTGCCGAGCGCCGTTGTGACCGGCGAGAATGACATGAAAGAGCGCACGGCCAAGATCGAGGACTTCAAGGCCGGTCGCATTCGGGCGTTGATAAATGTCAACGTGCTGACAACGGGCTTTAACGTCAGGCATGTTGACCTAGTGGCGCTGGTACGTGCCACGGCAAGCCCCGGCTTATACGTGCAAGCGGTAGGGCGCGGCACGCGCACAGCGGATGGCAAGACCAATTGCCTGTTGCTGGACTATGGCCAGAACGTCGAGCGCCACGGGTTGCTGGATCAGGTCAAGCCAAAAGCCAAGGGCGCGGGCGAAGGCGAGGCGCCGGTTAAAAAGTGCCCGCATTGCGAAACCTATAACCCGATATCGGCGCTGGTCTGTATCGAATGCGGCGAGGCATTCCCGCCGCGCGAACTCAACCACGGAACCCATGCCTACAAGGGCGCGGTAACGTCCGACCAGGTGCAAATCGTATGGGCCGATGTTGATCACGTTAGCTATTCGCGCCACCGCAAGGAGGGCAAGCCCGACAGCATAAAGGTGAGCTATCTATGCGGGTTTATCATGGTGAACGAATGGCTGTGTCCCGATCACGGAGGCTATGCCGCCAGCCGCTACACCGCTCGAATGCCGTCGCTTGGCGCATCGGCGTTGACAACCGACGACGCTCTGATTGAGTGTCAGGACTGGATCCGGCCTAGCCGGATCAAGCTTCGGCCTAATGGGAAATATCACGATATCATGCAGTTGGATTACAAGCCGGGAGAACGCAATGAACGAGCAGCACCAGCCACGACAGGGTGGCGGCCAAGCCACGACGACGACAGCATCCCATTCTGATGGGTGCGTCATATGCATGAATTTATACGACGGAAAATATTGCACGCTATGGCGGGACGTGGTGCCGGAGGAAACCCAAAAGACCGGGTGCGAAAGGATCGATCAGTTCCCGCCGTTCCCCTAGAAAAACTATGCAAAAGATGCGGCGTTATCAGGAGCAAAACTGATTTTGGCAGATTGCGCAGATCACCAGATGGCTTAAGAAAAGAATGCAATACATGCCGGACAACATACAGACGATCAAAAGGAGACAAACCACGGAGGAAATTTTTTACTGATACAATTGCAAAAGTGTGCAATGCTTGCGGAATGATAAAAACACTAAGTTTTTACTACACAAATCAAGCAACAAAAGATAAAAAAACATCAATATGCATTGAGTGTGAAACAAGAAGAAAAAAACAAAAAACTATTTTTAACGGGAAAAAAACTATAAACCAACATGGCTGTAAAATTGACAAAAGAATATGCACTGGCTGTGGGAATGCAAAGCAATTGGATGAGTACCCAATTGCTAGACAATGCAGTGATGGCAGGGCTTCTGAATGTAAGAGTTGCAAAAATATGAAAGCAGCTATTAAGGATCTATTGAATCCAGAGCCTACTGAACACCAGGAGGCCATCGGATTTATAACTTGGTTTTACAATAAGTTTCCCGATATTTTGATATACCATATTCCAAACGGTATGAAGCGAGACATTAGGTCAGCTAGGATTTTGAAATCTGAGGGTGTGCGAGCCGGAATGCCTGACTATCATATACCCCAGTGGAATCTTTGGGTTGAGCTAAAGAGGCAGACAAAAGGCGTTTTGTCTCAACCTCAAAAGAAAATCATCGCTCATTTAGAATCGATCGGCCACGGCGTCATCATCGGCAAAGGCGCCGAAGACGCATCGAGGCAGGTGTTGATGCATCTGGAAAATATGGCGGCTGACATAGAGGGATCACGTCAGCCGCCAAGCGCAACAAAGCAAGGGGGAGCGCCTCGCTAAGCGCGCACCTAATCGAATAACACACGGGAGAGAACACGCCAATGTCTGATTATTATTGGACCAATGACAAGACAGCACTGCTGGAAAATCTGTGGTGCAAAGATGGTTTGACCGCGACGGAATGCGCTGCGATTTTGCGGACGACAAGAAACGCCGTGATCGGGAAGGTTCATCGAATGAAGTATCCCAAACGGAAGGCACAAAAATTCAAGCCAAAGGCCGCCCCAGCTCCAGCCTCAGTGCTGAAGCTCGCGACAAAACAGACTGGCAACAATGGATCAGCCGGTAAATATCGTGGGGTGATCGCTGCGGCGAGAAAAGCGCGAGCGGCGCCACCGCCTGATATGTTCACGCCAGACATCGGCACGTTGGCCGCAGGGGCTTGGGCCGCGTTGCCTGGAACTGCTCCCGTGGCGCTGGAGTTCCTAGCTCGTGACGGGTGCCGGTGGCCGATTGGCGATAGTGCGCCGTTCCTGTTTTGCGCGTGCAATGCGGTGATTGGGTCCAGCTATTGCGCCGCGCATAAAGAGCGAGCCTTTGGAATGGGAACGCGAACCGAACGACGCGCAATCAAGGATGCCGAACTTGTCTGACATATCTAAAATTCTCGACGAACGCGGCGATCGATATGGTGCATTTGTCGGAACCTCGCATATCGCAATGTCCATAAAGCGCGTCATTGACCCGTATCAGCTTATTCTAGCCGACGATCAGATTGAGGCGTTGCACATGATCGCTAACAAGATCGGACGCATTCTAAACGGTGATCCGAACTATGCGGATTCGTGGGCTGACATTGCAGGCTATGCCAAGCTGGTCGCCGATCGGCTGGAGGCTGAAAATGTTTGAACATCTGGATGAGGACGCGGACTGGTTTACGTTTGCCCAACGACGCATCCGTGCGGTTAAAAACGACCGTCAACTAAAGGATTGCGCCGGGCTGCTGGATTCGCATCAATTTCTGGCATTGCCTGAGCATTGCCAGCAGGATTTGCTAGAGCAGTACGTTGCCAAACTTGTTGAAGTGGGAGCTTTCTAATGACGACGAAGAAAATACTAACGACGATGCCGAACGACGGGCGGCCCTACGTGCTGGAAAGCGCGGCTTTCCGGATGAGCGTCCACCAGTATCGGCAGGATGCACAGCGCGAGATTGATGCGTTGGACGGCGAAATAAGCCGGCTTCAGGCCGAGCTAGAGGCGCGCATGGCACGGCGGCAGGAT